AAATAAAACCAAGTGGTTGGACCCAGGCAGCATTTGTTAACGAGGCGGCTGTTGTTCCTGGGGGGTGTGCGCCATTGAAGGCAGAATGGGAGGGGGGACCACTCCAGGCTGGGCTGGTTGTGGAATTAGTTTTGTTGAGAAGGGTGAAGTGTTTTGATGGGAGGGGAGAAAAACCATTCCAAGCAAAGTTGGCTATGGCATGTGGTGCGATCAGATGTGTTTATGTTTTTGAATTTCTGAGCGTTTCTCTATTTACACTATCAAACTTTCACATTTCAATCAATCAAATGGCGCGTCCAAGCGTCGTGAGAGCATTAACGACAGCTGCTGAGGGTGCGACGCCTGGTACCAATGTTCCGACAATCTTGGCAATGCTGGGTGCGAGTTTGAGCGCAGTTCGACCAGCGCTCATTGCACTTCGAACCAGATCGCGCAGGTGCATCGGGTTTTCATGCCACTGTTGTGTATTCTTGAGGATTTCGAGGGCTCGCTCAAATTCTTGAGCAGTGGAATCGGCAATGAATTGGGAGAACCAAATGTTGTCTGTTACAAACTCGATGCCATAATTGACGGTCAGGTAAGCAAGTCCACCCGGAAACGAATCGGGGACCGTGAAGGGGGGGGCGCTGGCACAAATCATCAACCATGAACCCACTGGGTTGATTGGGTTGTGGTATCCAACGACCTCTCCATCCTCGACCTCGAAGCTCCTTTGGATGTCAAATTCGGGTTGGGAAGTTGGCTTGAGAAAGCCATATATCCCTTGTTGCAGTGTGCCAAACCAGGATGTGCTTCGACTGGCAAGTTCGGAATATGGGTTGCCACTTGCGATCGGTGACTCCCAAGATTCGCCATTCTTCAGTTGGCATCCACAAATCTGTCCACCCTGGGACAAAACCGCAGATCTTTGAGTCAACATGATGCTGATAGCGGGAACGCGGATCCCGCCGATCGATGATTGGACATCCTCAATGTAACTCATTGGCGAGAAGCCCCATTGGTTGCCAGTGGCCCAGAGCATGATTTCGTATTCAAATATTTGTTGGGCAGTGGTGAAGATCTTCAAAGAGTACTCGCACTCGATGGCATAGTATCCAGGTTTGTCGAAAACAAGGGTCACTTGTGTGTCGATTGGGTCGTTGACATCCATGCGAATGACGTTACTCGTTCGGTCCCACACTGAGTTGTTCCAGTATAACACGCGGAACAATGCCGTCCCAGTCGCATCTGACGCCGAAGTGTAATGTTTTTGCTTGATTTCGAGACGAGTGTCGTGGTTGCTGACGTAAAAGCCCTTTCGCCCAGCTGCATCTACTGCGTAGTAGTAGTAGCCATGTGGGTGCGAATAGGTGTTGTCGCCCCATTGATTGTCTTGAAGGTATTCAGGGTCCACACCAGTCTGAAGATTTATGTCGAAAGGAATGATGGCCGTGGTGGGCATGTTCACTTCATAACTGAAGCGGTTGGTGAATGGGGATCCGGAGTACGGTGCGGCGAACCACAAATTGTACTCACTGACCATACCTTCGGGATATTCGTA